ACAGCTTACAGTGTGTTGTATTCAACCACCCCATCGTATCCAAGAATCCTCGCAACAACACCACCCTTGTATCATTCCCCACTGGATAAGTGTCCAACCGCATGATTCTCAGCTTGCTCTTTTTCATGTGATCCTGGTCTCTGCCATACATCACCCATAGGACATTCCCCTCATTAAACTTCTTAATTACCTCTTCCTCAATGAGTTGCATTTCCAATCTGAATGTCGGTAAGATATTCCCTGCCTCCTCAATGATGGTAAATGTCAATAACTGTTCAAAGCTCAGGAAATCGTTATAGGGATTCTTCTTTGCTACAGGATCACCTATTGAAAATATAAACCGTACTTGCCCCTTAATATCAATCATTCCGTCTCCGTCTTTAAGCTCATATTCAACAACTCTAAATCAGATAAACTAAAGTACCTGATAATCACACCCTTACGCAGATACTTAAAGTTCGGCATATAATTATACACCGCTAATATCCACCAATACTGTGTAGAACCGTACAACTTCCAGCTCAGATTATCCAGTCTTTCCTCATCCACTGTTATCTGCACCTCACCAGCTACAGGCAGTTTCTCTATCTTGGATATAAAATCGGATGTGCATATATCATACATCCCTTCATTCCATTCGCAGTATCGTCTCAGGTCAAATCGTGGCACTGCATCCACGCTCATATTGATTCCATACATACTAATATCCGCTCCCTTCCATCGGCTGTGGTGTTCTGTAATAAGTTGGATTATTGCCATCCTTCATATCAGGTAACGCTGCCCGTGCTTGTGCGTTAATCACATCACCCCACTGTGGATACTCATAACCCTTCCCATGAGTGACAAACTTCTCTGTCACGCTGGCATTGGGACTCATCCATGCTTTGATCTCCGTACTTGATATAGGTCGGCATGATGTCAACTGGACATTACCTGTCGCATACAACGGGCGGCCATTCGGCATAACCTCCTTGCTAAACCTGAAAGAACTATCCTCACATACAAAAATACTGCTAGACTTAAACCACTTACCTAACAATACACGCATAACACCCTTCGGAGTTTGATAATTACCCCTCTCATATCCCATAGGTGCATTCAACACAGTCACAAACGTATTCTTCTCATACTTGGCATTATTCGCCTTAGTCACCGCACTGGATATAGTCTCTCTCGTATCAGACGTGACAGACTCCGCTAAGGATTCCACAATACCCCCACCTTGTCCAAAAGTAGGAAACACAGCCTCAGCCAATGCCCGTACTGGAACACGCACGTCATCATCTAAATTAGTCGCTATAAACATCATATCCAGATTCAGCCTGAACTGGTCTGTCCCCTGCCAGTTCACCATCGTTGTGGCAGCCGCCTTGACCTGTCTGGATACGACACCAGCCACATTACCGCCTCTGGCTGCGGACACCACTGAATTATACCATCCTGTTGCACCTGATATAATCTCATTCAACTTCCTCTGCATAGACGGATCAGATTCCTCCCTGAAATACGCACGACCATCTACCTGTACCTCATCAGATAGAAATCCCTTGACCACCCACCTGTCAGAGATAATCTGTATCTGGTAGTTCTCAGCATAATCGCCTGTATATAAATCGTTATATGTAAATGCCATAGCCTAATCAAAAAATCCCATGTTCACAAGACTTAATCCCACATCATCAATACTCATACGCATATCTGACGCTACTCCTTCCCCACCGCCAGCACCTACTACAGCCACACTGCCACCCCTCTGTTTCTTTAGGTTATTATTGACCTCTTCTAATAACTCAATCTTTCTATCCTCATAATCCCGTACCTCCTCACTAATGTTCCCAGGTATCTCCTTCTGCGAACGGGATTCCTCCACACTACCAGTAGCATACCCACCAAAGGATTCAAGCTCTGTCATGTTACTAGGCTTCGGGGATACCTTCGCCCCTGACAATGCCGCTCCCCACCCTGACTTAGCTCCTTCACTCAGCTTCTTACCTAAGATGTCATAATCACCCAGCTCAGTCTCACTTACACCCTTGTATGGATATATCGTTCCTACTGTCTTACGGACATCACGCATCAGAGGTGACTCTATAAACTCGTCCCAATTAGTCGGTGCGTTCCACTCATAATACTGTGGCTCAGGCTCTTTTATAGTCTCAGTAGGTTCAGGCTCTTTTGCTGGTTCAATAGGCTCAAGCTCCATGCCCAGCAGGTTCGCCAGATAGGATACATTATCATCTGTAAACTCTTTATCAGGTTCAACTTGTGTAGGCTGTTCCTTCAAATGCTTGATCTGCACTTCACCTTGTTCGGGAACCCAATCAGTCAACGGATTGAAATTGCCAAACTCCCACTTATTGACCGTCCCCTCTACTATATCCCTTGAATACCTCAGTCGGGGAGTATGCCCTTCCACCAGCTCGCCGTTCAACATCCTCAGAGCTGTCTCGTTTGTCTCATACTCCTTCTGTAATTCATCCCCCAGATATGTACCCTGCTCAGGATTATCCAGTCCAGCTTTCAATCGCTCCAACTGTTCCTGTCGCTTGGCATAAACCCCCTTCAATTCCTCAATTACTGCCTGTTGCTGTTCATCCAAGTGTGAACTGCTCAGTGTAATATATCCCCCTTGCTGGACATTTCCAGTCTCTCTCTCCTTAGCGGACAGTACAGGCTCCCTCTCAAAATCATAAGCTCCCTTTAATGCCTCCTCGAAGTTCCTCTCCATTCGATGCTGATTGACATCCTGATTATACTCCACGTCCTCAATAGCATCCATTCTTGTACGGCCACCTTCTTCAAATACATGGAACCCTTGCGGAACCACACCTAGCTCTGGTATATCCGCTTCCTTACCATACACCGTAACCATAGACTCCTTACTCTCAGGCGCAAAGTGCAGATAATCCCCTTCCTTTGTCTCCCGCTTCGTATCCTGTAGGAAGTCAAATCCGTATGTAAATCCATTTATATCTGTAATGCTTGAATGATTCAGGGAACTCTCCTGCATTTCCGCACCCTGTTTCAGTCCCTCTGCCAATACCTTCTGATTTTCCGCTTTCCGATTCTGCCCTATCAAGTCAGTCAGCTTTTCATCTGTCACTCCAGGTACAGGAACGGGGTTCAGCTTCGGCTCACCACTAGGCAATTCCTTCAATGTCTGGTCAGGTAACGCCGCTTTCCACTGATTCCTCAGTTCCTCATCCGACCCCATCATTTCCGCCGCCTCGTCAAACTCAGCACCCTCTTTCAGCATGGATTCCTGCATTTCCTCATTCCGCTTCTTCTGCAAGAGATTCTGCACCTTCTCCAACTGTTGCTTATTATTTTTCAGAACATTCTCAACCTGCTCCTTAGACGCATACTTCTTATTCCCCTCGGCATCCAGTATCTCTTCCCATGTACCATTCTCCAATGCCTCTGTTAAATCCTGTACTTCCTTCTGAATAGCCCCTTCATCCAACTGACCAGATGCTATTCCATACTCAGTTCGTAACTCGTTCCGTCTATCCTCAATATCCTTAATCCGCTTTAAGTTATGTTCAAGTAACTTTTGAGCAGATTTATCTCCCTTCTTAGCTTTCTTTTCCAATTCCACATTCTCGGCTTTTAAGGCATCCTGAGACTTCTCTAATGCCCTAAACTTCTCTCCTTGTAAAGAATCATCCCACGCCAAACTTCTCTCTCCCATATTCTCCCTAAACTCCTGATGCCTCTTTTCATACTCAGCTTCCCTCCTCTCGTCCTCAGTATGAAACCAACTTGTACCAAGAGTATTATCAATGCCGTTTAGTGTCTTGTTGACAATATCAAACTTCTCATCCAGATATTCTTCCAGCTTCCACCCAGCTATGAAACCACCTACAGCCACACCTAACACTGCCACTGTACTGCCTATAGCAGTCAACGCACTCATCAATGGCCCACTAATAGCAGTCAGTAATGGCCCACTTCCACCTAATAACTCAGCAATACCGCTCAGAGAATCCAGCAATCCTTTCTGGTTCTCGTCCCCCTTTTCTTCCTGACGCTTAAACCCTTCCTCGTATTTATCAGTCTCGATGTCCTGACCATCCAGACGCTCGGACATACTCGCTACTGCATCCTCTTCCGCCCTCTGCTTATCCAATACCCCTTCCATCTGGTCAGGTGTCATCGGGTTAATGTCCTGAACCCTCTTATTGATCTCTTCCAGCAATCCAGCTACTGTGTCCCTATGTTGTTCTTCCTCAACAACATCAGTAACACCCATGCTTTGCTCAGGGTTAATGACATTCCCTTCCTCATCCACATCAAACACACCTGGCTCTTCCCACTTCTTATAGTCTTTATACTTAGCATTTTCCTTCGCCTGACGTTCATCTGCGCTAGGCTCGCTAGTATCTATACCAGCTATATCCTCCTTATACCACTGCCACCAGCCTTTCTTGCCTGTTGAAGCATTCTCCTTAAACTTCTCCCAGACACTCTTCTCTTCATCGGGCTTAAATTGATTCTTCTTAGCCTCTTCCAGCCACAGGTCTTTCCCTCCACTCCATCCTGTAAACTTCTTATAAACCCAATCTGTAATCGCACCACCAAAGGTATCATCCGTTTCACCGCCACCAGTCAGAGCTACACCCATCCCTATGATGTCACGCAACCACCGCTTTTCCTTACGAGGTCGCATCCCTGGCACTCTACCCTCTACATCTACAGTATCATATCCCTTCTTCTGTAAAGCTAGATTCTGCTCAGGGTCAAGCACTTCTACATCTATAGCGTTACCCCACCTATCATTTTTAAGAGGTCTGTCATTCAGTATATCCCATATCCTCCCACCCCACTTCATCATACTTTGCAACCATGACGGCTTCTGTTCTGATGCAGGGACAGGTATCATTCCTCCGCTATAATACCCAAGCTGTTTAGGCTCGGTATATGTCAACCGTTTCTGCTCTTGTGTTTGACGTGTGCTGTCCTTAACCACCTCCACCTCAATCGGCGCACCCCCTCTAGTCTCCTGCCTGTAATCATTAGGTACATTATAGGCTTCCGTATTTGCCCTATAAGACGTTTTTCTGTCTTGTCTGGTATAAGTACCCTCTATCAGAGTTTCAATGCGCTGTAGGTGGTTTTCTGCCTCAATAATGGCATCCTTAATATCCCTCAGCTCTGAAAGTAACCTACTCCTGAACTTAAACGTACTATCTTCCTCGTTTGTTTGCCCAGGTGCAATCAATCTCTCAGGTCTCAGGTCTGACTTAATCAAACCCACTTGCCCACGCTGAATATCATCATTGGATGCCATACTTATCTGCGTCTCTTCGTCTGCTGTGTGAGAGCTTTCAATAACTCATCACACAGACTTTTAACTTCGCCGTAGTCCATGTATTGCAAATCATGGACACTCTGGTGCATTTTATACCCCAAAGCAAACTCGGCTTTTAACATACTCGTCAGGCTTACGAAAGGGGCCAATCAAAACGTCTCCTCCCGTGAGCCTTACCTTTGTTTTAGCACCACAGTCCTCTTCCTTACATACAAATTCCATCGGTGCAATGCTGTGGTACTGCAATTCATCCACATAATCAAACAGCGCACCCTCCGCCAATGAAGCGTTATACATACGCTCATACGCTTCTTTAGCTGGCATATTGCGCACTGTCAGAGCCATTGCATACATATCATCATTTAACTTACTCTCTTTCAGCAACGTCTTGTAATTGCCATAAGTGAAAAAGCCAAACTCCATCTTAGTCCCATTATCTAGTGTCACCACTATAGGCATCTTCTCAGCCTTAATATCCGTAAACGCCACATTCCTGTGTTCCACGCTCACGGTATTGATCTTCCCACACACACTACACCTGTACGATACACTAAACGATGTATCACCTAATGAACTGATCTTCCGTAACAGGGATATATACAGCATATCCGCAAACGTAATATCATCCTTATCCATGCCAGTGACTTCTACACCCTGCATAGCAAGCTCATACGTTGCCAACTTACCCATGTTCGCCTGATTAAATTTCTTAACCTCACCGAACACATACGGCCTATACTGTATCTTCACACCCTGCGGATAACCGATAAACCCACTGGGTAACTGCGTCACGTCCACAAGAGGCAACATCTCAAACTGTTGGTGTTTCTGTGCCTCTAACTCTTCTTGTCTAACAACTTTCATATACTTTTCCAATTACAAATCCTAAAGCGAGGATGTCAACTGCATATTCCTCTGCCTCATCATAGCATAATTATCAGCTACATCAAATATCTTTTTCTTACGCCATATCACAAAATCAACCTTGTATTCATTTACCGCTGATTCACTTCTGCCTTGCCAGGGCATCTCACCACTAGGAAACACACTATACTGCCAGCCATGTATAGGATTCCTCGCATTATCCAGCCTATACACGATACACGTTCTCAAGCACTCCTCCACTGGACTAACCCCTGCGCCATTATTAAATATCTGCCCATTGATCCAGTCTGAAATCCACAACTCGATAGTGCTGTCCACATCATCTACAAAGTTCACAGACAGCCTTTGATAATCCGATCCCTTCGGTATGCTCATCGTCCTAACGGGAGGCGAAAAATCAAAGACCTGCACATTAGCGTCAAGTGTCTCCACCTCAGTAGCAGGGAACCAATAATCAAACGGTGCTTTCGGCTGGCTCCTATACTCTGCTCTGGCATTCGGGCTATCCGCACCCAAAAACAAGATGTCCCACAGATAACTCTTACTCCACTTGACCGCCCTCAGTGTCTCAATGCTCTGTAAATACATAAGAAAAACTCTCTACCTCGTTATAATATAGACGAGATAGAGAGTCTATTAGGCTCTATTAGCCTATGTTATTATGCAGGGGGATTCTCACCCACTCTGACCTGACCAGGCAGACCATCCAAATAATAATCATACTGGATCGTCAACTGCGGTTTCATCGCATCGGATGTAGAACCGTCCAGCGAACCCTGGTTATAAGCCTGTAACCAGCAACCCCTTAACTGGGATTCCCAGATAGGATTGAGCTGCCTGTTCAGACGTACAAGCCTAATCACGGCATCAGTATCCAGCTTCTCATGCTGTTTACCGTCCACAGAATGCCAACACGCTTCCCTCCAACTCCTCAAGAAGTTGGACATCAGGTTATTAACAGTTTCCACGAACGTCAGCGAGATAGTATTGCTGTAATCCATGATGCCTGGCTGGAACACCTTATGGCCCCTGATCTGCACCGCAATCGCATTGTTACTCGCATTGGGAATCTCATGGGATTCACAACGCCAGTCCAACTGCTCAGATGCAGGATAAGGCATACCGCCCGTTACAGTAGTAGCCAAGATAAACTCAACCGTCCACTGATAGACTGTTGCAAAGTCAGAAATACTCCTAATGTTCTCGATATTCGGATTCATCGTCTATTCCTTTCTCTTAGAGGCTCTGCTGTGCAAGGCTGAAATCCATACCCGTAGAGGTGATAACCACACTAAACGGGATATACTCTACAGCCTTAGTCGGTTTCACGAACAGCCACACGTTCATCCGATAATTGTCAATATCATCGGGTGTGTTATTCGTGTCATCACATACCGTGTAATAGTCATACACGCCTCTTCGTCCCTTGATTCCTTCCATGTAATTATCAATCATGGTCTTAACCAGTGAACGTGTCGCATCGTCATTCAGCTCAAACAGGAAGTCCTCAAGAGCGGCTTCAATAGCAGGTTCAATGACAATCAGCATCAGCCTGACGTTCATCCTATCCAGCGCAGACGGTCTTGCGCTCAGAGTCTTTTGACCCCAAATCACAATACCCTTGTTCGGATAGAACCTAATCGGATTGATACCATTGTCATAGAGATAGTCCATTTCACCTTTGGTAAACCTGCGGTTCACGTCACGGACATTGATAACGCCCCTACGGAAACCACCAACGGGATACCACATCTCATAGTTATAAGCGGTATAGCTAATTGCCGCTGCCGCATATCCATCAGGCGGAACCATCCTATACACATTGTTATACCTATCCAGCAGTTCAACGTGCGGTGTGTATAACGCTGCGTAAGAGGTATTTGGATTCAGCTCGTACATCTTATAACTCACGATGGAGTTCAGATAGTCACTTGCATCTTCCTTCTGTACGGGTGTACTCAGCAGAGCCATACAGAATTTTCTACCTTCACACAGTGAAATGAGCTGTTTCTGGTAATCAATGCTCGGATAGCCCCCGTCCATAATAATGGTCAGAGGATAGCTTTCCTTATTCTTGAATACCTCAGATGCCCTAATCATGTCCGCATCAGTCACTTGGTCGCCATCATCACCGCCAGCCAGAGGTAAGGCTACAGCCTGTACCCTCAGAACGCCAGCCGTGCAGTCAGCCGTCCAAGTACCCGTTTCAGCGTCATAAGTATCATCAGGATTCGTGTCAGCGTTATTGACCAAACCACGCACATAGCTGGATGCTTCCAACAGTGTATTCAGATACATATTCACACCGTCCGCACTCTTAGCACCTTCAACCCTAGAGAACACAAAGCTCTCAACGGGATTCTCTTCATCAGCACCAACAAAGACTTCAAGCAGTCCTGTGTTCGGTGTCTTAGTGCCTTTAATCGGTAACATCTTGATACCATTACAGGCATACAGCTTGATCTGTTGGGCAGTTCCGCTCGCTTCACCAACAAAGGCTTTACCAGCATAAGAATCAGCCAGTGTCGCAGCCAGTTTGAATTTATTAGAACCCATCCTGATTGCATACATAACCTTCGGAGTGTCACTCGGCAGATTGTCGCCCTCGACATAAACAGCATCACCTGTCACGAAGTTTCCACCACTGCGCACTGTCGCATCAGTGTCGTTCACTTCCAGAACGGTCGTAGCTTTCCATGTTCCAATAGCACCACCCTTAACATCCAGTAACCTTGCATTTCTGGTAAAGGTCACAACCAATGTCTTGAGTGTTTCCTGCGCTTCCACCACCTGATCGGCAGTAGATTCAGCATCCGCAATGATAGCCAACTGTTCGGCAGCCGCTTTCGCCTTAGTGTAAGAGGTCGCAAACATAATAGTGCTGACCCACTTATCCGTCAGGTAAGCGTCACTCACTTTGACCACATAGAAAATGTTGGTCGTATTCAGTCCGTTCGGCAGAGAATAATTGATTTCCTCGCCACCATCTTCAAGTGTGACATTATCGGGAATAGCAACCCTCACAGGTTCGCCCGTCTGCCAGTCCTGATTGGTGACAACTTCATTCTTCTCATAATCAATCAGAAAGACTACATCACTTCCTACAGTCACAGTGTCATCGTAAGCTGTCGGCTGAACAGCATCAAATGACCTGTTCCGAAACACCTTGACTTTAATTTCATTATTCCACGCACCTGGGTCTGCCGCATACAGGACAAACTTCTTATCCGTGACAGGATAATAAGCAGGTGTCATGGTTCCGTTCTCGAAACTGGTATTCTCAGCCTGTGTGTTCGCTCCGTTCGCTACAAAATCAGCACCACCATACAACGCACCTTCACCAGCGCAACGAATCACCCAGAGCTTGTCGCCTTTTTCAAGAAAAGCCAGCGCACTAAAAAACGCATCGTTTCCATCCATCGGCACAGTTTCATTCACAGTGTACCGCCTCAGCAGGTCGGTATCACTCGTTACTAATGTAGGCTTATCCACAGGCCCACGATTAGCAGGTAAGACGATTCCAGCATAGACTCCATTAAAACCAGGAACCCTAGTGCTAAGATCAATCTCTCTCGTAATTACTTCTGGCGCACTCATAATATATTATGATTCAAAAATCCTTACCCCTATCGGAGTTGATTCAATCCAGTTTTTCCTCAGTTTCAGCTTACCTACCGCTGGTACAACAATGGTTCCACCAGCGTACTTGATAGGGTTCGCCCTTCTGTTCAAGGATGTCACCCATACCATACTATCATCCGCCGAGTTAGCTCGCTGTGTTGGTGCCAACGTGCTTTCCTCTGTCTTATTATAATCTGGTTCCTCAACACTATCATCCACAATCTGAATGATTTTATTGATGTCCACAGACTCAATATCCTCAAAGACAGCCTCAATGTTTATATCTTTTCTTCTTTTATTCCGCTTCGACATAACCCTCTTGCCCCTTCACGAAAATCTTAAAACCAATATCCGTTATCAGTTTAGTTCTGCCCCTCTCTAAAGTCAGGGGATAATCCACTACCGCTGTTGCTTGTAATATAGATAGACTACCCAAATTATCGTAATTCAGCCTCGAAATACCAGTCACGTTAAACTGTTTGACACTAGCCTCTATTTCAAG